ATATTATCTTCTAAAAAATCTTTAATTTTTTTATTTATAACTTCTGGAAAATTAAAATTAAAATTTTCATAATGATTTTTATCTTTAAAACATACTATATATATACGTTCTCTATGATGAGGTATATTAGTAATTTTTGATGTATCTAATATGGTTGATTTTATATAATAATTTAGATCTTTTAAATTTTTTTCTATAATATTATAAGTATTTCCTTCATCGTGTGATTTTAAATTTTTTACATTTTCTAAAATAACAATATTAGGATGATATTTTTTAATTATTTCTAAAATTTTCCAAAATACATTAGAACGTTCATCATCAAATCCTTTTTTTTCACCAGCAATACTAAATGGTTGACAATTATGAACGATAGTATTCATTATAATATAACTATTATCATTTTCAACCTCAAAATTATATACTGGTATTTCAGTTGTCTTTCTTTTTGTAATTTTTAATGGAGCAAACCAAACATAATTATCTTCAATAAACGAAGATGTTTTTTGTTTTCTTTTTAAAATTCCTCTTATACAATATGTATTTCTTTGATTTACAGTTCTAGCTTCAATAAAATTAGTTTTAGGACGAATACATTTATTTATTGAAAATATATGTCCTAATTTTAAATATAATCTTTGTAGCCCATATGCTAAATTTAATGATAGTGTTGTAATTTGTATAATATTTTTATTGTTAATACAATCATCTGCTTTCATATATCCGTTAATAAATTCTTGAATGAATTCTTTTGGAGAATCTTGAACCCATTCAGGTATTAATTTTTTATTTGAATATTTTCCAAATTGTTTTAAAATATTATACCAAATAATATTAGAACACTCAAATTTTTTAAATTTATCACAAGTATCATATTTATTATATGTTATATTAATAACTTTATTTATTCTTTCAAAAATATTATCTTCGTCTCTAGAATTAATAGTAAATCTTATTTTATACATAAATTGTTTATCTTCTTTAGTTCTTTTTTCAATCCAACCATTTCTAACTAAATATCCCATTAAAAACCAATAATCTAATTTATCCAACTTAATATATATTTTTTGGGTTTTATATTGATTGATTGATTTTTCAAAAGTAAATTCTGGTATAATTTCATTATTATTAATAACCATTCCAAAGTAGTCATTCATAGTTAGTTCATTTGCTTTTTTCCATATTGAATTCCCAAAAGTATTATTACCTTTTTTTTCACGGATATAAAATGGATGTTCTTCTGTAGTTGTTATTAATTCTGGGTGGTATTTAATTTTAATATCAAATAAATTTCCAGTATATATTTTTCTTTGTAAATTTAGAATATTTTGAAATTTTCTATTATGAGTAAGCAACTTATCATTAATTTCAACGTCTTCAATATTTTTATAACCATTATTAGTTAAAGTTTGAGTTCCTGCTACAAAACAAGGAAAACCTCCACATAAAATTTGATGGTAAGGTATTTCTTCTAATTTAACTTTGTGTAAATCTTTTAGTAAAAAAGGTGTATTTGGATGATTTAATTTATATATATATTCTGATTCTTTAATCATATCATTTGCAAAAACACATTTAAATTTATTGTATTTTTCAAATGAAACTGAAAATCCACCAGTTCCGGCAAATAAATCAATAAAATTTATAAAATTATTTTCATTTGAAATATTTAAAGTATTTAATTTTATTAATAATTCTTTTTCAATTTCATATTTTTCTAAATCATTATTTTCAAATACTTTTTTTTCTTCGATATTATTTTTTAATAATTCATTTAATATTTTTATTAAATCATCTTTTTTTTTATTAGTATAACCTATAATTTTATATTTTTTACATAATTCTTTTAAATCTTTTATAACAAATTTATTGAAATCAGTATTTATATTTATTTCATTCATATAAAAATTTTTATATTATATATTCAATATCTTTTATATTTTTAAATTTAAAATATAATCAATTTTTTTTAATTTATTATAAAAAAAATAAAAAAATAAAAAAATAAAAAAAATATTTTAAAGAAAATTTTTTTCAATAAAGCTTATATTATTTCAAACATTGTCTTTAGATATATTTTTATAAAAATTAGATTTTTGAAATGTTAAAAGGTGTAATAAATATTTATGGTAATATAATAATAAAATTTTATAAAAAAAGTAATAGTTGGTTTGTATATTTTAATATAATATTTATATTATTATATATAATATTAACAATATTGATATATATTTATAAATAAATATAAATTAAAAAAATTTTTATAAAAATAAATTTATTATATTATATTAATATGGCTAGTAAATCAATTGATATAAAAAATATGCCAAAATTGCCAAATATTGGTTATTATAATATAAATTCAAATGATGAAGAAAAAACATATAGTAATAATTCATATAAAATATTAAGTGATAGTTTAACAAAAGATTGTACTAAAGAAAATTGGAATATAAATGGAATATTTAATGAACAAGAAGTTAATGACGTACCAATACCACCAAATACTAAACCTTTGGATTATCCATTTTATTTAGCAAAAAAAGGTGTATTGATGGATAAATTAAGTAAAAAAACAGATATAAATGATAATGCTAAAACTCAAATACAATATTTAGTATGTCAATTACAAAAAGAAAGAAATAGAGTATATAATTTATCAGATTTTGGTGGAATATCTGGACCATCAAGTATAAAAAAAACATTTAAAAGGTTAGAAACTTATAAATATATATTAATCATAATTTTTATAATATCAATGTATTTATTTGTAAGTGGTTTTTTTGGATCAATTGATGTTGCAGGTAATATATTTGGTTTAATAGAAAGAAATTCAAATTCAGGATTTATATATTGGATAGGGTTATTATTAGGATTGGCAGCACCAGTATTTATATTATCAAGTATATATGTAAGAGAAGTATGTAAAAATTTAGATGATTTAAACAAACCAGAAATAACAAATCATGCATATGGTATAAAAAATAAAAAAATAGATGAAGCAAAAAAGAATTTTGATATATTAACTTTAGTATTATTTATATTATTATTATATGCTTTTGTTGCAGCATTATTTACAATTAAAAAGAAAAACATGAATGGATTTTTATATAGTTTAATAGTTGGATCTATATTATTTGTAATAGCATGTTTTATATATGCTTTATATGCTTATGTACCATTTTTTAATACAGCAAATAAAAATGAAATAGGTTCTTCTAAAGGAAGAGAATTGAGATTATTTATAGATCAACAAGAAACTCTATCAAATATAAGTACAAATAAAGATGATGATATAAAATTAAGAAAAATATTTTTTTATACATTAATAGGTATAATAGTATTAACAATATTATTTGTATCAAGTAAATTTTTAAGAGAATTACCATTATTAAATGGAATATTAGCATCATCTGCAATATTATCAATACCATCATTATGGGTATTAAATTTTATAATAGCAATGAATTATTTTCATTTATATCCAATAATATTAATTGTATTTAGATTCATAAGATATGCATTAATGTGTGTAATATTTATATTAGCAGAAAATTCAACAAATTTAAAATCAAGATTTTCAGAAGATTTATTAAATAATATTGATAATTTTAAAAATTATAGTCCATCATGGGGTTTATTAGGTATTGATGAATTAAAAATATTATTAGGTTTATTTGGTTTTAATAATGATTTTTCAAAATCTGTTATACCAAATAATTATAATAATTCAAATTTATCACAAAATAAATATGTATCAAATGGTTATTTAACATTTATAATAAACTTTTTTACAACAGGAAATGTATCTAATATAAAAGGTTTAATAATTACAGCATTAATAGCATTAATAACAATTATTTTATCAGTTATTATATTATTTGGTATTGCAAAAATATAAATATTAATTAAAATAAAAAAAATATATAATTATATTTTATAAGAATGGATAAATATTTAATAATTATAATATTAATTTTATTATTTATAAATATATTATTATTATTTATTTTAAATAAAAATAATGAATGTAAAGAAAATTTTGAAATTTATTCGTATGGTCCATTTAATTATATGGATAGTGGAGCAGATCCATTAACATTTTATAAATATCCAATTTATAGAAGACCATATATGTATCCATATAAATTTTATAGTAGTTTTCCATATCCATATATGACATATTATCCAACAAATATATAAAATAAATGATAAGATAAATTTTAGATTATTATTTTTTATAATAAATACACTTTACAATCGTTTTAATGATTTTATTAGTTCATTAATATCATATTCAATATTAGTTAATTCATTCGGAAAATTAATTAAATTATTTAATTCATATAATAAAATGTTTATTTTTTCGAAATTTAATTTATCAATATCATATTTAAACCAATTAATTGATTTAATATCTTTATGATAATTATATTTTTCAATAATATATTCAATATATCTAATAAATTCTTTTTTAATAGAACTAATAGAATAAATAGGATATAAATCAATAATATCATAATCTTTAAATTTTATTTCATTCATATTATCAGAATTAAAAATAATTAAATTATTTGTTTTTTTTAAATATTTTAAAAAAACAAATTCATAATAATTTAATATACGTCCATTTTTTAATAAAAAATCATAAACATAAATTAATTTATTATCATTATTTAAATGTAATTTATTTAATATAAAATCGTTAAAAGAAATATCAATTTTTTCTATATTTAAATGATTAGACAATATATTAATAAATTTTTTTTTAACATATATATTGTTTGATTCTAAAATAATAGGAGGTGGTTTAATAGGTGATTGAATAAATTGATGAAATTGATCTGTATAAATTGTATAAGAATAACATGAATGAATTAAATAAAATAAAAAGAATAACATTTTTATCTAAAATTATATATAAAATATTTTTTTATATATAATTTTTTTCATTTTTTTATTAATAAATTAAATTGATTTAATAAAATGCCAACCTAATTTTTCACATATTTTTTTCCAAATCATATCAGTTTGATGTAATTTTTCTCTATCTTTTAATAATGGAAAATAAACTTTGTATTCATCTAATGAGAGTAATTCAACAAATTTATGTAAAACATAGGAATAATTAAGGAAATTTTTACGAGATTTAGGACAAACTTCCATAAAAGGTGCTTGAATTTCTTTAAACATAAGACGTAGTTTTTCTTCTAATTCTTTAGACATACATGGAGGTTGAATACCATTAATTTGATAAAGAATATGTGCGGCATGGTCATAATATTTATTTAATTTAATTTTTTTAAGATATTGACGTATTTTTTTAGTATCTAATTTATGAAGATCAACAATACGTTCTTTTTTTATTTCTAATAATAATTTTTCATATACTTCGTCAGGAATTTCAGTAGTTTCCTTTGCTTGAAATTGTGCTAACCCAAAAGCACTCTTTATATTTTCATATAAAGTTGGACTATACCTTAAGCCATCATTGATAATTGATTTAAATATCTCAGACCCACAACCATCTAGTCTCTGAACCTTCTCCATGTGCTAATCAAAACGCATTTAGGAGCTTGGATGCGGATTATCCAATCTTTTTCGTTATTACTATCGTCTAGGTCATTACCCCGATTTAATAATTTGATTTTCATCAAATATTTAGTAGAAAAAGCTCTAAGGACGTCCCCGCAATTTGGATGTGTCGCCTTCTTAAAGAAGACTAGTAATACTGTTTATCCATTCATTAATTGGCAGATTACTTTTATGAGCAATATAAAGACAATTTTATTTAAATTTTTATATTTATAAAATATTTTTTTTTTTGATAATTATTTTGATAAGTTTTTTATTTATTATTTTTTATATTTTTGTAATAATAATTTAATACTTAAAATATTTATAGTAAACTTTTTTTCAGGTCATCTAGTTCTTTTATTCCAGCTTCATATGCTTCATCAATTGTTCGAATACCTTTTATTGTTTTTAAACGAAACTCTTTTTTATATTTACCTCCAACATGTTTATCAGAAGGAAATCCATTAATACAAAAACCTATAAATTTACCTTTTTTTCTAAAAATATTAAAATATTTAGGTAAATAATATTTTTCGTAGAAAGATTCAGAAATGTCATTTATATCAATTTCATCTATATAAAAGTTACTCATATCTACTTTATGTTCATTAATATATTTTAAAATTTCAACATATTTAATTGAACTATCTAAATTCCATCGATTTGTTTTTTCATTAAAAACTCTTTTTGGAAAAGGTTCATTTTTTTGAATATTTATTATTCCATCAACATAATAACCTGCAATTTTATTATCTTCTAATATAGGATAAATATATTCGGGTAATTTTTCTTTAAGTTTATCTTCTTTTAGAATTTTAACTTTTTCAATATTTTTAATATCCTTCATATTCTTTATTTCTTCTTCAATATATTTATATTTTTCAAGAGTTTCATTAAGATAATCTATTGCATTTTTTAAAGCGTTTTCTTTAGAACCATATTTAGTTACTGAAAAAGTAATTTTAGATGTATATTCTTTTTCTTCTATTCCAATTGGAATATCTCCAACAATATATGCAATAATATTACCTTCATTACGACGTGCTTGAATATATTTAGGTAAATCTATATCTTCTGGATTTTTTCTATTATATGATTTTTCTCTTCTATTTCCAATTTGACCTTTTGAAATATTAATTTTTGTTTTTTCAGAATGTAAAAGACCAGTATGTGAGGTTTTCATTTTTTCAATACTAGATTCATTATTTTTTGAACTATAACCACCAAATTTTATATTATATCCATTTGGTTGAATAGAATTATATTCTGTTATATATTTAATTTCATATTCATCTAATTTATCTTTATGACATTTTACTAAAGTAGTAACTTCAAAATTATCATGTCCATATTTTCGAATTGCATTATTTAATGCAATACAATGATCATTTGACAAATTTAAAGCTTCTCTAATATGTGATTTCCATCTTCCTATAGTTCCCCATTTTGAATTATTACTACCCGTAAAACACATTGCTTGTCCAATATAACATTTATTATTAATTTTATTTTTAATTAAATATATTTCACCATTATGAAGATCATCTTTAATAGATGTATCATTTGTTTCTTTAATTTCTGATTCTGTTTGCATAATTTATTTATAAAATAATTTTAATTAATTAAAATAACTTATCAAAATATTTATCAATTTTTTTTAATTTTTTAAAATAAAATATAATTTATTAAAAATTTATAAATATTACCTATTCGTTTAAATATTTTTTGTCGTAAACACTCATTAAAATGATTGATGCGCTTGTAAGAGAAATAACAAATTTCTAATGGTGGATCTTTGAATGATGGTTTGTCACTTTCGATAAGAACATTTTGCTGAAATCCGCAAGTTCCACATATTTGTATACCATCGGATGGATATAAAATCATTTCAATATCACATTGAGGACATTTACAAATAGAAAGATCAATTTTAATTTTAGAAATATGGTTAGGGTCAATTTTTTGTAAATATTCATCAAGAATATTTTTTTTTTTAAATTTTTCTTCATGTTTAATAAAATCGCTCATTTTTAATGTAGTTAAAACATTTTCATTATTATTATGATTTTTTTCTAATGTTCTATTATTAAAAAAATGAATAACACTATTATAATTATCTTTTTTTTCAATAATATCATCTTCATCATTATATAAAAAATTATTTTCAAAATCATTTAAATTATTATTTTGTTCATCATTTTTAGAATTTTCGATATTTTCATAATAACTATGTAAAAGAGTACCAACATTTAAATAATAGTTATTAATATCTTCATTATTAATAATATTATTAATTTTAGATTTTAAGTTATTGATTTTATCTCTTAGATTATCTCTGTAAACAATATAGTCAAGATCATTTTTTCTTGTTATATCTTTATTATTATATTCTGAAATTAATTTTTTTAGTTCATCTTTTAATAAAGGAACTGATTCTTGAAGATTTATAAAATGATTTATCATTTCATTATGTTTTGCATCAATAGTTATATTTTTTTCATTTAACAAAATTTGTTTGTTTACATTTTTTGAAATGGTTTTTAACTTTGATGTCATATAATGAATATAATAAATATAATCTTAAATAGGTAAAAGATGCGTAAAAATATTTGTATAAAATATTAGAAATTATTATAATAAATACGTATATTTAAAATATAAAATTTATAAATAATTTTTATATAAAATTATGGAAAATAATCATGAAAGATTAATAGATTATAAAGATATTCAAAAAATGGTTTTTATATTTAATGCTTTAGATGATGGATGGGTAATACGAAAAATTTCAGAAAATAAATATGAATTTATAAAAAATAATAAAAAAATTCAAAAGGAAATTATTTTAGAAGAATGTATAAAAAAATATCTAAAATGTGAATTAGGAATTTAAAAAATTGATTAATAAATTAAATATAAAGATAAAATTCATATTATTAAATAAATAACATGAAGTATTGTATTAATTGTGAAAAAAATAATATTAAGAGTTCAGCATCATTTAATGTTGAAGGAATGCCACCAATGTATTGTAAAAAATGCAGTTTATTATTTTCTGATATGGTTGATGTTAAACATAAAAAATGTTTAGAAAAGGACTGTAATAAAAATCCATATTTTAATTATCCAGAAAAAAATGTAAAAGTAAAAGGTATATATTGTTCAGATCATGCTAAAGAAGGTATGATAAATATAAAATCAATATTATGTGAATTATGTCCAACACAAGCTAGTTTTGGTATTGAAAATAATAAACCATTAAGATGTTCAGTACATGCTGAAGGTATGATTAATGTTTTAAAAAAAAATGTAAAGAGTGTGATTTATTACCTTCTTTTAATTATGAAGATGAAAATACACCTATTTATTGTTCTAAACATAAAAAAGAAGGTATGATTGATAAAAAATATAAGAAATGTAAAATAAAAGATTGTAAAAATACAGCATACTATAATGATGTTGAAAAAAATAAACCTGAATATTGTTATATACATAAAACATCAACAATGATAAATTATTGTTCTAAATATTGTGAAAAAGATGGATGTAAAACAATAGCAAGTTTTAATTATTATGGATTAACAAAAAAATATTGTAAAGAACATTCTGAAGAAGGAATGGAAAATGTGATAAATAAAAAATGTGAATTTGAAAATTGTAACAAAAGACCTTCTTTTAATTATGAAGGTCATGACACTAAAATATTTTGTCATTTACATAAAAAAAAGAATATGATTAATATTTCATATCAATTATGTGAAGAAATAAATTGTAATATGAATGCTTATTACAAATTTTTAGATGATAAAAAAGCATTATTTTGTCATGAACATAAAAAAGATGGAATGTATAATTGTTACAATAAATTATGTGAAATGGATGGATGTTTACATTATGCATATTTTGGATTTTTTGAATTAAATAAAAAACAATATTGTAAACAGCATAAATTAGATGAAATGATTGATTTAGTACATGACACATGTATTTATCCAAATTGTTATGAAAGAGCAAGATTTAATAATCCAGAAGAATATAAATCATTATTTTGTAATAAACATAAATCTGATTATATGATAGATGTTTTTCATAAATTATGTAAAACACCATTATGTTATACGAGAATATGTGATAAATATGATGGTTATTGTTTTTATTGTTATGTTAATATTTTTCCTGAACATGAAATATCAAGAAATTTCAAAACAAAAGAAAAACATATAGTAGAATATATTAAAGAACAATTTAATGACAAAACATGGATTTCAGATAAAATAATTAAAGATGGATGTTCAAGAAGAAGACCAGATTTGTTATTAGATCTTGGTTATTTAATATTAATAATAGAAATAGATGAAAATCAACATATCAATTATGATTGTTCATGTGAAATGAAAAGAATTGAAGAAATACATAAAGATCTAGGTTATAGCCCTTTATTATTTATTCGTTTTAATCCAGATAGTTATATTGATGAAAATAATCAACTTATATCATCTTGTTGGACAATTAATAAAAAAGGTATATGTCAAATTGATAATAATAAAAAAAATGAATGGAACAATAGATTAAATATATTAAAAAATGAAATACAACAATGTATTGATACAAATTTTGAAGATATTCATAAATTATATGATTTTAAATATTTATTTTTTGATAGTATACATGAAATATAAATATATTTTTTATAAGAAAATTTAGAACTAAGAAAATTTAGAACTAAGAAAATTTAGAACTAAGAAAATTTAAAACTAAGAAAATTTAAAACTAAGAAAATTTAGAACTAAGAAAATTTAAAACTAAGAAATTTTAAAACTAAGAAAATTTAGAACTAAGAAAATTTAAAACTAAGAAAATTTAGAACTAAGAAAATTTAGAACTAATAAAATTTATAATAAAAATTAATTTTTATTTAATTTTAAATTATATATAAAAAAAATATTATGTATAAAAAATTAAGTATTATTAAAATTATTTATTGATATTAATAATATGTATTTATTAAATTATTATTTATATTACCATATAATGGTAATATAAATATTTAAAAATATA